GGTCTCCCCGCCGGGCGGGGTGTCGGTGTAGAGGATGCCGGCCAGGTCTGCCGCGGTTTCAGCCGCGCTCAGCACGGCCAGCGTGTAGCGACGGAGCTGCGCGAAGAGCGGAAGTGCCGGCGTGATCTCTGGCACGCCCCTGTGCTGCCCCGGACGCTCCTGCCGAAAGACGTGGATCATGTCCGACGCCGGGATCGTCATGAAGTCCTGGGCGACCGCCCATCCGTTGCCCCCCGGATGATCCTTCAGCACGTGGTAGGCGGCCGGGTTGCCGTGTCGGTCCAGCACGATACCGTCCACCTCGTGCTCGTCGTTGCGATAGCGCAGCGGGCTTGTCACCTGATCCGCTTCGATCAGGCGCAGGTCGAGCTTCACCGGATGGTCGAGGGCAGGGTTGTTGACCAGGATCGCAAAAGCCTCGCCGTCCTGCGCCCGTGCCATCCGCATGGTGCGCAGCTTCTCGGCCAGGCAGACCTCCTGCGCCCACTGGTCGAACTCGTGCTCGACCTGTCGGTTGATGGCGTCCCTCTCGGTCAGAAGCTGGAGGCGCGGCCCGGTGCCAACGGTGTCGTTCGCCAGCGTCAGGACGATGCCGCGTGCGTAGGAGTTGTTGGCGACCTCGTATCTGGCTCGGTTGCGGAGCGTCCGACGGACGTCGGCGCTTGCGGCAGCATCGGCACTCAGAGCGTCCGCATGTGCCCAGTGGCGGCGGTTGTCCTCGTTCGTCACGGCAGCGTCGTAGCGCGCACGCAGAGCGCCGGATGGCGCCAGAGCTATGTAACGCCGGGCGAGAGCGACCTCACGCAAGGATGCGGCGCCATCTGTGCCGCCATTCCTGCCCGTCAGCCTTTTCAGCCACCCCAGCATCCTGTTTGCTCCCCTTTTGTCAGCCGTTGCCGTACCTCAAGCCTCACGCCTCAAGCCTGCCGTTACGCTCCTGGCGGCGTTTGCGAACCGCAGCGCCCTATGGGGCTTCGACCGCGCCTCCCGCGACGCAAGGTATCGGTCAGCCTCTATCTGGTCCTTGAGCGCGTGCTGCTCGACTTGGGCGACGTCGCCCTTGGCGCTCTTCGGCCCCTGGGCATTCTTCTCGATAGCCTCTTTCATCTCGTCGGGCATTCTGCTATCTCCGGTTGCTTTCACGGGCGAGGTCAAACAAAAAGGGCCGCCGATGCGAGGGTGCGCTCGCACCAGCGGCCCTTGAATGACTCAGCAGCCCGGCGGTGATCAGCCGCCAGACTGTCGCCCGGTATTTTTTTGTACCTTCATCGTATCCGCTCCGCTCTATGTCGCAAGACCTTTTCGAAGAACTTACCGGTGCGAAGAACAGAAAAGGCCGCCTAGCAATCGCCCCCCGCACGGCCTCCCGTTCTCTGGCTCTACAACCCGGCGGTGATCACCCGCCAGACTGTCGCCAAGTTTTCTTTTCTACCTCACATCGTACATGTTCCGTCTGTTGTCGCAAGACCCTCTTGCAGAACTTACGAATCCGCCAAATACGAGATACCGCGTGCGTATTTGTTCCCAGAACGCCTTCGACTTTCTGGCTCAGCAGCTGGCTGGTAGCTCGCCCCCGGACCGCCGCCCGTTTTCTACGTTTGCTTCTTTAAGCGCATAAGTTGGGCAATCAACACGCCTACGCGGAAGAGCAGAAACGCGCAGATTACTTGCGCACCTACAGCTTTCAGCCCGGTTATTCTGGTTATTTGTCGCTGAGAAAATGGTGATCCTTGCTGCTGAATGATATACGAGCCACGCAGATACCAGAAGAGCTTGCTTCTGGGTTAACTATTAGTGTTTTCTCGTCCTGTTGTTTTGTTTCCCTTTGCGATGTTACAGTAGCGGTGAGCCAACCTTGCATTGGCCAGCGTCGTTGGCCCACCACGAGACCACGGCAAGTCGTGATCAATTACAGCATCATCTATCAACACAATCCGGTTTCCACACAGGTAGCACGTCGCGTTCTGTTCGAACAACTCTTTCCTCAGGGAAAACGGAAACACTCGCCCTTGTACGCCGCCCCTCTTACATATCTGTCTGAGCCTGTTCTCCCAGATGCTGATTCGGGTCCGAAGGACATCCTTCTGACTAGTGTTGTACGTGATAGCTTGCACAAACTCCTCGTCTGTCGTCATAAGCTGCATGAGTGCTTCGGCTATGGCTTCAGAACGAGGAACCACGTCCCGCTCCTCATACTGCGCAAAGCTATACATCACGACATCATACAAAGCGAAATTAGTCCTCCCTTCCCAATGGCCATTCGGATCGCTTTCGTCCCCGAGCACGAAACGCATAAACGCGTGGTCTCCAAACACCGAAAGGACCATGCGCACAACATTCTTGAATAGAGATTCGTACTCCTTGATCTGTCTGGCAGAAGCGTTCCTTCGCTCCTGCATTTCTATGTTCAGGAATCTTTTCATTGGTGGCGCATACTTGTTATAGCGGTCATAGAGCGCAAAAAAGCGCAGGATGAGTTCTCTATCCCTCATACGCTTGTCAGGTGCGTCAAGACGCATTACGCGTAGCCAGTCGGGATAACGCTCAAGTCGCCCAAGCATATCGTTGAAGGGACCTCGATAAACACAGTTCCTAAGTTCCTGAGGATTGAGAGGAACAGCGCCAGTGTTTAAGCGTTCGAAAATCTCAAAGCGGATCGCGGGATCCGACTCTTTCTTAATGACAATTGAGCGAATAGCCGCACCCTTGATTACCAGTTGTTGCGGCTTCGCAAGGTGCTGAAATTTCTTGTTTTTTAGTTTATTCAGAACCCTAAGACCACGCAACGCGTACTGATTTTTCAGATATCGAATAATGGCCGCGAGGCGTTGTTGGCCGTCAATAACAGAGTAGTATCCGCCCTGATCCTCTGCTACGTACACGATCGGCAGAGGCACACCGAGTAAGATAGATTCAATGAGCCGGCTTCGCTTCCCGTCGTCCCATACTTCTTTGCGCTGGAAGTCTGGCTGGAGCACTAAAGTGCCTTCCTGCTCCATATCGAAGATCTCTCGTACAGACCAGTCGAAGGGCTGTGTGATTATAGGCCGATCGCATGTGGGTACCTGCTCTGCAGCAGCCAATTCGTCATCCGTCGATTCTGTCTCTTCCACAACCATTTCGTCACGCTCTTCGCCACGCATTCTTACTTCTCCTTTGCCAGCCAGATCGAGTTAGTCAAGTCTCCAGGCTTCCTGCCGTAAATGGTCGCCCACTGCAAACAACAGAGGTTAGTCAATGCCCTAATCGATAGAATGTAACCGACAAGCGAAAAACCGGTCACTGCCAGATCTCCCTCTCCCACGTCGTAACCCGCCTTGCACAGTGTTGGCACTCGTGTCGATGCATGATGTTGCTACCTTGCACGGGCTACGTGTAAATCGCTCGGAAGTGCTTGCAGCCACAGTTTCGGCATTCAAAGCCGCGTCTATCCTAAGTTTCGTCCTCCTTCGTGTCAACCTTGTCCTTCATCCACGTTTCTTCCTCTGCAGTTCGGAGAGCTTCCGGCGTCTGCACCCATGGGCGGGTACGACGGGAGCACCGGCCACGGTGCCCAGCGAGACGCCCTGCATGGAAGCTGCGACGGCACAGCCCACCAGGCAATCAAACCAGTGGTTGTCGGGCTTGTGAACGGGGAGCTTCCACTCATCCACGGTGCGGCCGCGGCCCTCTGTGCGGACGCGGTATTCGACAGTAAGGTGATCGGCGAAGAGGCGGTGCTGGACGGCCTTGCGACCGAAGATGGACAGGCAACCCGGGTCGCCCATGGCGGTCGCCAGGCGTTCGTGCACGAACGACTTCCAGTAGTTCGTGTCGATCTCGACGTGCCGCAGCGCCCGCCTGCGCGCCACGCCCGGTATCCACCAGTGGTGGCCGATCCGGTCGCCGCGCTTGCGGTCGTACTCGCTGATGGGCTTCTGCGAGGCCGTAATCCCATGTCCCCGGGCCGGCATGAGCAAGGCCGCGTGAGGCGACTGCCGGCAGAACTGGTGCACCACGTCGGTCAGCCAGCCCTGGTCAATGAGGCACAGGCCGATCCGCATCACGGCGCCGTCGTCGCGGGGCCATTCCTTCCCCAGCAGCTCGCCGGTCAGCGCCTCCAGGCCGGCGTAGACCGCACCTTCCACGCCCGTGCCCCGGTGCACGCGCCTGAGCGTCCGCTCGACCTCCCGCAGTGTGAAGTAACTCAGCGCCTGCTCAGGATAGGTGCCGTAGTCAATGACGTAGCCGGTGAAATCCGACTGCCACGCGCAGACGGCGTAGAAGAGCAGCTTCTGCTGCACATCCACGTAGGCCGTCAGGTGCTCGCACTTGACCGGCACCTCGCCGCGCTTTCGGCCGTTGACCTTGCTGGCCACAGCATCGGCGTCCAGCGTCTCGCTTTCGCCGGGCGTATCCGCCAGAGGCTCGTTCTGATACTCCGCCCAGAACGTGGCCTCGTCCCTGAGCTTCAGGTTCATAGCATGCTGGATGCCGGACAGCTCGTCCTTGTTGTGCCGTTCCGGCCAGGCCACCTGGGCTCCCTTGTCCATCTCCTCCCTATGCTGCCGGTAGAACTCCGTCGCCTCCGAGCCATCCCCACCGGTGCGCATGTGCTCGGCGCGGATCTCCGCGTAGCGGTCCCAGAGCTTCCGGTCCTGGGGGAACGAATAGACCATCTTGCAGCGTTCTCCGTTCCACTCCGGGTGGGCGTCGCGGTCCAGGATGCGGTCGGCCATATCACCGGGCTTGATGACCGTGCAGGGCATGATGCCCGATATCTTCTTGCCCGGGCCGGCGAGCCCGAGCACGGCTCCGGCCAGGATGCTCTCCCTGGCCTGGCACTGGGAGAGGCTACGCGCGCTCTCGTCTGTCTGCGGGTCGTCCAGGATGACCAGGTCAGGCCGGATGGAGTCGCCGTCGGCCGTCTGGTGCTTCATGCCGCGTATGCGGCCGGTGATGCCGGCCACCTTCAGAATCGCGCCGCTGGCTTTGCTGCCCGGTATGGTCGGGAGCACGATCTCCTTCGCCGTCCACTCGATGTAGGTGCGCTCGCCGCCATAGAGCTGGCCCGCGCAGCGGTTGGCGATGCCCTCAAGGCACCGCACAGGGTGGATCGCTTCCGGGAAGTCTTCCAGGAGCAGGTCGTTCGACTCAAGCTCGGTCTTGATCGTGTCGAGCATGTTTACCGCGTGCCCCTCGTCGGAGCCGATGAGGCAGACGAAGCGCCGGTGCCCGTAGAGGATCGCCCAGATGCAGGCGCGCTCGCAGAGGGACGACTTCCCGCTGCCCCGGGGCATCGCAAGCGCAAAGAGGCCCCCGTGGAGCACCGCCTGCTCGATGCGCGCTATGACTTTCAGGTGGTCGGGCGACCACGGCAGGTAGAACGTCTGCGGGAAGTAGGCCTCGCAGAAGAAGCGAAAACTCTCAGCCGCCGTGGCTTTCCGCTCGGGGTCCACGACCTCCGGCAGGGGAGCGATATCGCGTCCGATGGCCGAGAGACGCGCGTTGCGGTCGCGGGCGCGTTCCTTCAGGTCCTCGTAGCTGTCGGTCTCTTTGGCAGGCTTCGGCTCGTGGCGCTCCCGGGCGAGCCAGGCCACGTAGCGGACCAGGTCCACGGTCCTGCCGTCTCCGATGCGGTATCCGGCCCGGTTGCGCTGGCGGTAGAGAGTGTGCGCCTGCACCACCTCGCCAAGGGGCGTCGAGTTGAGTAGCCGGGCCAGTTCGGCCGGCCTCAAGCGTCTGGGGTCAAGCCCCGTCCGCCGTCTGTCAGGCGGGTTCGCCATCGGGCTCCTCCCCGGCCACGGCGTTGTGCGCGCCTTCGGCGTCGCATCCCTTCGGGACTCGCCCTTCGGGCTCGCGACGCGTTTGCTCGCTTCGCTCGCAAGCCACGTTCAGCCACGCCCCGTAGTGCACCAGGTTGACCGTCCCGTCGGCGTTCGTGGGCGCGCCGGCGGCAATGTCTGCCTCCAGCCACTCGCGCCGAATCCCGAGCGTTTTGGCCGCCTCCTCGACCGTCATTGCCGCCGGGTTCAGCGTTTTCTTCTCGGCCATGTCACATCTCTTTCACGGGCAAATGCTTGCGACAGCGGAAAAATCTGCGAAATTCGGCAGAAGGGCCTTGATGTTTCCGCCGAATCATGCCCTCATGTGTCCCGACGGATGTAGTAAACCCTTTCGCAGAAGGAGGATGGGACTATGACAGACGCCAGGCCGGCCATCGTAGAGGTCAGGGGCGAGGACGCGCTGCCGGCCTACGACCGCGCCCGCGAGCTCGGCTGGAGGGCCG